GCAGTATCAACAACTGCATCTACTGACTTTTCCGCTGCACTATCAACAACAGGAGCATCTGCTACTGGTGCTGATTCTGCCACTGGCTCTGCAACAGGTGCTTCTGCAGGAACTTCTGCTGGAGCATCTACTGGAGCCTCCGCTACAGCATCTGCTGGAGCCTCTGGAGCAACCTCAACATTTTCAACTACTTCTGCTGCATCTGCAACTGGTGCATCTACAACTTCCATTGTTTCTTCTGTCATAGGATTTTCCTCCTTTGTCATCTTAATTGTTCTAATGCCTTTTGCACTATCAACTAAGAACTTTACTGTTGTGATATCTTCTTGATCTTCAACAAACCCAATGTTTTGCATTGAGCAGTTGCAAGATGGACAACTTTCATCAGAATCTTTTGAAAGTCTTACGATATCATCTGTCTTGCACCAATAAACTGTATCAACAACTGCCTTTGCCAAATACCCGCCAAGTTGTCCCTTTTCAATAGAGATAACATTAGCAAATTGATTTGCTGGGTTGTCGACAAGCGATAGTTCGTGCAAGTCATACTCTTTAATTATACGCACTGATTTATCAATTTTTTCATCATACATGTCGTCAGACTTTGTAATGTTTCCACCGATGGAAAAACCAGTCAAAGTTCCATCAAGTACTTTTTCCCAGGTATCTTGTGCACCTTTGGAGACGTATGCAGAAACATAAACTCCGCTATAAAACTTTTTAGCCTGTGGATCAAAATAACGATCCTCTTTAAAAGAAACAACCTTACCGACAGCACTGGGTTGATGCATTTCACGAAGGTTGCCACGGAATTTCTTAAATGCCTCTATACTTGCTTCTGTCGTGACAATATCACCTTGCTTATCTATATTATCTAGAGTAGCAAAACCAGAAACAATACGACGTTCTTGATCTACTTTGCCAATGGGCATTGAAAAGCGAACATTGTCGCCATCAGTAACCCAGTGTGCTTTATTTATAGTCATGGCAGTATTATTATAGCATTTGTTTATAATGCTTTTCTCAATTATTGAGACGCTCTTCCTTCACCTTGTGGATTTCTTCCAGAGATAGTTGTAGGAGAGTCTGATTCATTATTGGCTCTTTCTGCATCCCTTTCTCTGTTACCCGCCAAGTTTGCCCTAGCGTCTGTTGCCTGTCGTGGACTCATTGTAAATGGGTCATCTCCGTCTGGACGCTGTGACATATTTAGCATTTCACGAGCCTCATTAGGAGTAATAACCTGAGTCTTGACATAACGTTCAATAATCTGAGATTGAGCAATTTCATCTGTAAGAGTCAATTCATTGAATTTAAGTTCAAGAATATCAGTCTTTTCTTTAATAATCTTATTTACAATCTTTTCTAGATGACGCTGTGCTGGACGTGATACCTGCTCTTTGAATGTTCTGTCTTGTGACAAAGCAGCAGCGATAGCAGCCGAATCAGATCCTCCAAGTTTTGAAATAGGTACTTGGTGAGCAACTAAAATATCATCACGATTTTGTTTACGATATTTTTCAAATGATCCTTCTTGAACACCGTTTTCAATAGGCTGCATACTAAACTCAACCTTATTTCCATCTGTATCTCCAGGAAGTGGGATATATAGCGTTCTGTGGTTTTGCCCCTTTAGTCCTGTTTGCATAAAACGGAACATCTTATCTTCAGCATCAGCAGAGAGTTTTGCACCCTTTACTGTAATAATATATCTTGGTACCGCCTTGTTTTGGAAGTAATCAATATTATATTGAGCAGCAAGAGAGTCTCCAACAAGTGAAGAAACTGCAGATAGAATATCTGGAACGCCATAAAATGTGTTAAGTGGAGAGTATTGCTTGAAATGTAGAATCTCATTAGGACGTGGATCTGCAGTAAGCGGATTTATATTAGTTGCCCCAAAGTTTCTAAAATATACTAACTTCTGACCAATAATCTGTACAAACCCATCACGTAAACGACGAACACGAACTGTGGTTGCTGGAATATGTCCAACATATCCAATTTCTCCAGTTACTGTACGACCAATTTCAAGGAATCCATTTCCTGTGGCCTGAACATCTGTATAAAACTTTTCCATTGTTTGCTGGAAAGTATCCTCATCATTTAATGATTCTAGCCAGTCACGAACCTCTAGTTTCATACGCTCAACACGACGACGAGCACGGTCAACAGCCTCATCATCATCGTTCATCTCAAAACGCAACATTGTGCGATCTGTCAAATCAAACTTGTATCCAAGACCAACAACATTTTCTACCTTAGCATCAATAGCAGCATGATTAGCAAAAGATGTATCATAATAACTTGCTAGTTCATATAGATTGTATGGTGGTGTAATAACATCAAATAGACCATAGCCATTTTGATATACCGTTCCAGGATTAATCTGTTTTGACTGTGCACCCTCTTTACCAGAAGCAAAAGCATTTGCATCATTTAGGTATTGTGGGGTTGGATTAATTGCTGGGTAGCGTGGATTATAACTATCCATTGGCAAAGTATATTTAGCCATATTTCTAGTTGTTCTACGCTTAAAGTTTGTATCCATTCCAGACAAGTCTTTTAGTTGATCCCATGACTTTAAAAATGGATCATTCTCAATAAACTGATTATTATCTGTATACTCAGTATTTAGACTTGCTTGAATATATTCAAATTCTCTATCCATTTTCGTATATATCTCTTCCGTGTGTCTTTAATGTTTGTTGTGCGGCATGAATAGCACCAAGATCGTTTAGAGAAGGAATCATTCCTTGCTTAAACCTATCCATTTGCTCACTATGCTCTTCTTCACTAATTCTTGTAAGGCCTGCTACAAATACCGCCTGACCTTCGCCATCATCTCCATAATGTAGTGCTGCCTGCTTTAATTTTGCAATTTGGCTAATATCGCCACGGAGAGAGGGTATGTTCAAAATACTACCATTGCCATCAGTAAACCACTTACCATCAGCCTTTTTATAAACATAAAGACCCCAGTTATAGTCCTTCTCAATAACCTTACGACGGACATTACCTACAATAGGTTTACCAGTTTTTGGGTTGATCAATGGATTATTTTTAGAACTCATACCATAAGTATAGCAGATTATACTGGTGTTGCGACATTGGTTGACCAAAGTACCTGAGAATATACGCTCAAGTTGTTCGGTTCAATACTAAGACCCTGATCATCATCAATAATAATCTTGTTTGTACCAATATATGTCTTATAAACATCTGATGGGTCTACACCATAAAGTTCTGAGGAAGAAATAATTAATACACCTTCCCATGTATAACTATTTAACCAGTAATCCCAGTCAAAACTGGTCAATCCATCAGACTGAACTCTTAGCCAAGGTCTAGTAAGATTACTTTGTACTTGCTGTAGATTATTAGCCTGATAGTATGCAATGTTATTAAATACCAACGGTCCATTAAGATTAATACCGCCAAGATATAAATCAAAGTTTAGGGCTGTTGCAAATGATACCCCAAGAACGCCCCATTCCTTTAATGTTAGCACTGGCTCTCTTACCAATACACCATTCCAATAATATGCAAGACCATTAAATGCTAAACCAGTATTTAGACTTTTTGCAAATACTCTCGCCCTAGCACCATCTTCTCCAAGAGCCTCCATAAAGAACTTAATAGTGTCACCTTTATATTCAATTTCAAATAATTCTGTTTCTGCAAGTGGGAATCTATCTAAATCTGAACGCATCCACACCTGCATAGCGCTTACACGGTAGTTATCTGAAATAGTTTTATTAATTGGAATAGCGATACCACGACTATTTTGTGGGTCATACTGTCCACGAATTTCAATTCCAGATGTTCTATTCAGATAAAGGTATGGTGTACTACCCTTATAAATGCTAAATGGATTTTTAGCCTTATAGTCATAGTAAAGGCCAGCACGTGTGTATGGGAATAGATCAACTCCGAATCTAGTTCCTACTGGATTAAATGAGTTATCATTAAATGCTTGCGATGCAAGTTCAAGTCTACGAAGCGTAATAGGCTTTGTCAAGATACCACGGATATTGAACTCTAAATGATACACAATTGCAAGTTTATTAAAGTCAACTGATTTATTTGGATAAACAAGAGTATTATCAACTACCTCAAACTTTGTAACATCCCAGTTTGTATATTCTGAAATATCAATAATAGATCCTTCTTTTGGCGGCTCTATGTGTGTAAACGCTGACTGCGGTGCGTTTGCCCCTTCTGCAATATATTGGAAAGTAAGATAACTTCTAATTGACGCTTCTGAGGTATCATATTCATAGAACTTAATAGATTTTGATTCCATATCTTCATAGTTATTCCAGCCAGTAAATAGGTAGTTATCTAAGTCATTATATGTTCTTTGAACTGGATGACCGTATTCTTGGAATAAATCTTCATATGTCCAGGAAGATGTTTCTTCACCCTCAAGTAATTTTGATGGTTTAGGATAGCCAATATTAAATTGAATAAAGTCTAAGTCGTAATATGAAGCAGCGTCCTGATTAGTAACAAATTGACCAAAATATGATAATGGTAAATAATCTTCCCAATACCCCGCAACTCCAATATCTAAGTAATATGTGTCATAGGCTTCTGTTGGCAGCAGCGTATAACTTGCTGTATGGGCAAGAAGCGCTAAAGCATTAGCAGATTCAGCAGAACCAGTTGCTAAATAACTATCAAGAATTGCAGTGCCATTTGTTTCAAAATGGTCTTCAATTTCAAATGCATTATATGAAGTAGATAATCCTACGGAATAAATCTTCCCAGTAAACTGATAGTTGCCAGTCTCATCTCCACCAACATACATCTTTAGTCCATTTTGATTACCAAAGAATGCAGCAACATTACCGCCAAAATAGTTAGAAAGTGCCTGAATCTGAATACCAGCGGCATACTTTTCATCTTGTACAATTATGTCTGTTGTATAAATTTCTTCTTCTACTCCATTAAATGTTAGGTAGTAATGGACTTCATCAAGATCTTTTCTAATACTGAAAGAATTGCCTGTTAGCGGGTTATAAATCTTAAAAAGAGTTTCTTCTGTTAAAAGGTCATCAGATGAAAATACTCCGTATATGCTATGAATACCATCATTAATAATATTAAATCTAGGGAAATTAAAATATGACTGAACTGATACCCACGATGTATTTGGTCTAAAGGTTATAAAGGTATCATCATTAGGATCTTGAATGGCCTGATTATCATCATATAATTCTTGTAGTGTTTTTGTTTCCGTGCTAATTTCTGGTAAAGAGTAGTTTGGTGTTGTAATTGATGTTTCTGTTGTTACAAGATTATCAAACGTACCCTGATCCCATCTGGCAAAATCTGGGTAATTATAATTAGCAGTATAGTCTGCAAATGGATAATCTATAAAAGCCTGTGTTCCTCCATAAGCAGAGTTGATTGCTTCTGGAGACAAAACTCCTTGTCCATAAACCCAACGACGCTTTGCAACACTTACTGCAACTGAATACGGATAGATTGCAATACAGTCTAATTCAATTGGGCTTACCTCTTCATATGCATAAAATCCTAGCCAGTCCTGATCATCTCCACTATTATTAAGAATGTCTGGCAAATCTAAAGTATCTGTATTAATATTTAAGGAAATAACTTCTTCTCCATTTATTAATACTGTTGCATTATTTCTAATGATACGAACATGCACTAGCATTGGTCTAAACCACTCACCAACGAAGTGAGAAGCAAATGTATTTCCAATTACTAAAGTTAAAAAACCACCCTCAATATAAAGACCATCTGTTGATGATATTGGACCAAAAATTCTTTTAGGAGCAAAAGTGTTTGAATTTACTCTCATCCAAAACTCAACAGTATATTCTTTAAATTGTCCTGCTTTATTTAAAAACCCTTTTCCAGGAATAATTAAAGATGGCTCTCCACCATTTTCTCTTAGCCTTGTAATATTTGATGCTCCATAAACCATTGGCAACGCAGTATTACGAGCCTTAAGATTATTGCTTGAAACTAAATAGTATCCCACATCCCCACCTAGACCATATGGGTCAGCAGGTATACACTCTAAAGTTGTTAGTGGAATATTTGATGGTAATGAAATTGGAGTGACTCCAAGAGATGTTGTATTAAAATCTTCAGACCATTGTCCAAGCGTTATTCCATTAGTATAAAATACATAATCTGATGTTGATCCGCCTTGATCATATGTAAACTCTAATACAATTCTTAAATCTGTATCTTCATCTGGAATATCAAATGTGCCAGAAACAAAGCCCCATGCTTCAAAAATATTAGTATCAAATGTTTTTACTCTTTGTATGATTTGAGATGATGTTGTATCTGTATATTGATACCCGATTGATACTGAAGTTAAATATGCGCTTTGAGAATAAAAATATGCGCCAATACAAAATGTTTTAAGGGTCTGGTCTAAATCTGTAAAATTAACAATATTAGGACTTACGCATAGTACACTGCCAGAACTTACTGCAGGAACATCTCCATCTATCTCAGTTGTTACGCTATCTGGAAATGGCTCATTTACGACTGAAGAAGTTGTTGCTGTTCCATCTGTGATTGTCCAAAGACTAACATTTCTATCTGTTTCATCAACAAGGCTAATATAATCAGCACTGTCATCTAATGCCCACATGATGGTGGGATGTTCCGCAAAGATTTTTTCTGCGTATAAATTAGATGGGGTAGTCATTAATATCTCCTACCCCAATTATAGCAGTTAGGATATTTTAATCATACATGTATCTGTAGTACAGTATGCTTCGCCTTCAGCCTCTAAATTGTCTACCCCGTCATAAATGGCAGACCAATTAATCTTCTTTATCTCACCAACATAGGCGTTATATTCGTCTTTTGTAATTTGAGTGTATGGTTGCTGTGGGTATGTTTTATTACCCATAGGCAAAAATGACACAGCCTTGAGTTGACCCTCATACATATGAAGTGCTGGAGCAACATGCTCTGTCTCTTTGTCCTTGTCAAATGAAAGGGTAACAGAAACACCATTGTCTGACCAATACTTTTGAGTTGTAGCAGCAAGACCAATCTTCTCAAATAAAGTGACATCTTTTTCAGATCTAGCATGTCCAGAATGAACAGGGAAATATACAACAGTTGTATTTTGTGATACAAGATCTGCTTCCATTTTATACCCTGCTGCTTTAAACAAACTAATCATTGGATCTTGGTTACCAAATCGGATTGCACGAAGAAAGAAGTTTCCTCCTGGTCCCCAGTGAACTCCTGGAGTTGCACCAGATAGAAGTGATACCGAGCCTGAAGGCTTTACTGTTGTTACACGAATTGATTCACGAACACATAGCCATTCAGAATATGAATGATCATATTTACGAATTGTTTTATATCCTTCGTCCATCCACTCACGAACTGTTGGCAAGCCATTTTGATCTGCAAATGATGCAATACCAGTTAATGATGTTCCGATTCGACGATTGCGTTGCATAATACCATTTGTAATCTGCCAATGTGTAGGAACAAGTGTAACTGTTTTGCCGTAGAGATAAGCAAACTTCAAAGTACGCAAGAAATCTTCTTTTGATTCGTGACGATTTAGATGAACCTCAACAAGAGTACAAAGTTCATAGGATTCTAATGGTTGTTCTGCACATGGATTAAATCCCATAACACGATAGTCTTTTCCATCTGCTGGATCTGCAAGACGACCATAGTTACGAGCAACATCAAGCCAAATAAATCCTGGCTCTCCATTATTTGCAATTAAATCAACATAGTCTTCATATTTTGTTCCCACCTTAGCAGCAATAGAGTTATTGCTCATCCATGCCCAACCAGGATTTTCTGGATCAAATGAATTTCTGTCAGGAAATACTTCTGAATTCTTTAGATTAATAAAGTCTTTATCTTCTGGCAAACCCAAGGCAAGTGTTGCAGAACGACGAACGTTACCAGCAACAACGCAGGTACCAATAAGATTTACAACATCTACAATTGCACGAGAGTCAAGAGTTTCTCCTGCTCTATCTCCAATAACTTTACGAATTGTTTCATGCAATTTAATAAGTGGTGCTGGACCTGAAGCGGTACCACCAAATCCCTTAATAGGAGCACCAAGTGGTCTAATCTTAGAATAATCAAAATTAATCTTAGCCTGTCCTGGCTTTAGGTATGAATTAAGAAGAAGTCTTACAGACTCTACCCATCCTTCTCTTGTATCAGGAATTTCATATGTTATTTCTTCTTTGGTATTGGGATATATTTCCATACCCTTTTCTTGGCCAAGGGTGTCAAATCCTACCCCTACCCCAAGCATCAAGGCATCCATAACCCAGCCAAAAAGGGCACCTGGATCGTTTCTATCAATGTCCCTAGTAGATACCATGGCGCAGTTCTGCAAGGCTGCCGAATTGCGTCTCTCCATCGTCATAGGGGTACCAAAAGCCCATAGCCCACGTCCTGGTGGAGTCCATTTCAAATTAAACATTCTGTCATATGCTTCTTGGGCTGATTTCTGTGCTTTATTGTCATTCCAAGGTAAACGGTTTTCTTTAGCATGGTTCTTTTGAACAGAATACATTCCTTCAATTACCCTCTTGCAAACCTCATGCCAGCGTTCCTTTGTGCCATCTTCCTTGACTCTGGAGTATGTACGGATAAAGGTAATCTCACCTAAAGAGTTGCCACCTGCATCGGTAAAGCCAAAAGGAGCCTCAATATCCTTATATTTATTAACAAATTCTTCCAAAAGCCTAAAAGAAAATACATCTGACATTTAATTTACGAACCTCTCACTAAAAATAATATTAGAACTTTACAAATCGTAAAGTACTCCCAAGTATAGCACAAAGTTTTATTTAAAAACAAATTGATTTATAACGATTTTATAAACTTTAACTATCAAGTTAAGGTTGAGTACTTTTAATTTTACAAAGTACTATTGTTATTTACTTAAGCAGACTTTCCATTCTTCAAATCTCCCCATGTTAGAGAGGCTGGAATGAATCCTTGTAATGCTATTGTACCTGTAGCATCAGGAAGTGTGATTGTTCTGTCTGCTGTTGGATTTGTAACTGTTAGAGTAGTTTCAAACTCATCTGCAGAAGAACCTTCAAAAACAATGCTTGAGTCATTAAGTGTAAGGCCAGTAATTATTGGGCTAGTTAAAGTCTTATTAGTAAATGTTTCAGATCCTGCAAGGGTAGCAAAATCAGCATCTGTAAGAGCGGTATTAAACTGAGCAATAGTTCCTGAAATAGTGTTGTTTCCAAGAGCAATTGTTTTATTTGTTAGTGTTTGTGCAGTACTAACATCAACCGTTGTTCCAGTATTAATACTAAAAGTATTACCTGTTAAAGTTAGTCCAGTACCAGCCAAATATGTGCCAGCACCTGAGAACTGAGTAAATACGATAGGGTCTGTTCCTAGAGTGGTAACTGTTTGAGTCTGAACCCATCCAGTATTGTCATTTACTGTACCACCAGAAACGAATACGAAATCGCCTGGATCAATTTCTGCTGCTGTGTTATAGTCTGCTGCACGAGCAAGATCTCCATTAATTACAACATAAATACCGTTTTCTGATGTTGTGCTCTGATTCTTAAGAAGAACACGATCATTGATAGAAAGTGAAACGCCGTCCAACGTTGCTGGAGCAGTTGGCAAAGCAATATTGCTAGTTGAAGCAGCAACTACAGAAGCATGAACATGCAATCCTTCTGCCACTCCATCAACATAAGCCTTTGTAGCAGCATCTGATGCATTTGTAGGGGTACCAAGACCAGTTACTTTATAAGTTGCTGCTGACAAGTCTGCAGAAAGTGCTGTTCCAGAACCTAGAGTTTTATTGGTAAGTGTTTGAGAACTAGATGTTGTAGCAATTGTAGAATCAACGGCAATTGTTACTGCAGCAGATCCATCATAAGAAGTACCTGAAAGACCTGTGCTGATTGTCAAAGCATTTGGATTTACGGCGGTAACAGTAGCAGATCCACCTAGTGAAATTGAACTACCATTTACTGTAATTGAAGAATTAGTTAGTGATGTATTAGCAAGGTTTGTTATTGTATTGCTAGTACCTGAAATTGATTTATTGCTTAATGTTTCAGAGCCAGAAATGGTTGCAAAATCTGCATCCGTAAGTGCTGAGTTGAACTCTGCTAGTGTTCCAGAAACAGTATTTGAACCAAGAGCAATTGTTTTATTAGTAAAGGTAAGGGTATTATTTGTGGTAGCAACGACTGTGGTATCAACATTAAGAGTTACGGTACCACTTGTACCTCCTCCTGTTAAACCTGTGCCCGCTGTAACTCCTTCAATATCTCCAGCAATAGAGATACTTCCACCAAGAGCAACTGGTGTACCATTAATAGTAATTCCAGAATTAGAAAGTTTATCATTAGCAATAGAACCAGCAAGCATAGCATTTGTGACTGTTCCAGTATCTCCACTAGTAATCATATTTCCAGTGACATTTGGAACTGTAATTGTTGCATCTTGTGTAGGTTCTACTACAGTAATTGTGGTTTGATAAGAATTTGTTGTTGCACCCTCAAAAATTACAGAAGATGCAGTTAAAACATTTTTATTAGAATCTAATTCAGCAACACCGTTTACTGCGCCTTTTTCTGTAAGTTCAATATAGTTACCAAGACTTGTAGTAAGTTCAGCATCTGTAACCATATAGTCAAGAGATGACCAGGCTGTAGAACCGTCACCAATTTTGATTTGACCTAGGGTAGTATTGTATCCAATTTCACCTTCATTAAGAATTGGGTCTGCGGTATTCCAGTCAGAGGTGGAACCTCTACGCATTTGAATTCTAACGGCCACAATAAACCTCCAAGTTAACTTCCATTATACCAAAATTTGTCATGCTGCTGAACCTCCATCAATTACTGATGTAAATGATGTTGTTGCTGGTGTACCGCCATCAAGCGAGGTTCCAAGCCATGGTCCTACTGGGCCATTTCCTTGATACTGATAAACATCTTCTACAAAGCCATCTGTATTATGTGTGTGATCTGTTACTCCAGAAGTATCGTCATAATTTGCAAGGGCATACCATGTGCTGCTGTAATAATAATAAATACGATTTGTATTCGTATCTAGATGCATTGCACCATTTGATGGGCTTACAGGAAATGAAGATCCTACAGTAATTACAGAGCCAGTGAAGGCTGTTGTTTGAACTGAATTATCTGGGAATGTAACTCCAGTGGCGACCTTAAGGCCTTGTTTTACTACAAAGTCTCTATCGGTTGTTGCCACTGAAGTTCACTGTCCCTTCGTGGTTCACATTACGCTTCGATTAGCGTTCTGTGCACCTTTACTGTTGTACCATTTGTTGATGTTACGAGTAGACGAACATCTGATCCTGAGTAATCTGCATCGATTGTACCAATCTGTGCATTGCTCTGAACATCAGCATACTCAGTGATATATACATTGTTATTTCCATCGACTGTTACTAGAGCCTCAAGAACCTCAATGTCATTTCCATTACGCATTTGAACTACATACTTAGCAGACTTAAATGTTGCTGCTGCCCATGAATCTACTACAGTTGCGCTAGTTGTCGTAACGCTTGTTGTAGCAGTACCCATAAGAGCATCTGTAAGTGTTACATATCCAACACCAATGCTTGCAAATGCTGGGCTAGATGTTGTAGCAATGCTCTGTGGTAGAGATAGTGTTACTGCACCAGTAGAAGCGGTTGCTGAGATTTGATCTGCTGTTCCCGTGATGCTGGTTACACCTGCGTTTGTAATTGTTAGAACATTGTTTGTTGTTGCATAAGATGCTGTAATTCCAGTACCGCCAGTTACTGCGTTACCAAAGTTATCTACAGCAGTTTCAATATCTGATGTAAAGGCTAGTGTGCCTGTTCCATCCTGAAGAGTAATTGTACGATCTGCTGTTGGATTTACAACTGAAAGTGTTGTTTCAAAGTCATCCGCAGAAGATCCTTCAAACACGATGCTTGAGTCATTTAACTTAAGTCCAGTTACTGTTGGTGTAGTAATTGATGGACTTGTAAGAGTCTTGTTTGTTAATGTCTGCGCTGTATTAAGATCTACTGTAACTCCAGTATTAATGCTGAATGTATTGCCAGTTAGAGTTAATCCATTACCAGCAAGATAAGTACCAGCACCAGAGAACTGTTCGAATGTAATTGGGTCTGTTCCCAATGTTGTTACTACTGCTGTTTGTACCCAGCCAGTATTATCGTAATTAGTACCACCAGTTACGAAGAAAAAGTCACCTGGATCAATTTCTGACGCTGTGTTATAGTCGCTTGCACGAACTGCAACACCAGACGTTGAAGCAATATAGATACCGTTTTCTGATGTTGTGCTCTGATTCTTAACAAGAACACGGTCACCAGCAACAAGAGTTACGCCGTCAATTACATCTCCAGCCTCAAGGCCAGTTGATAGATCAACATTTGCAGTTGTTGCTGCTACTACAGAAGCATGAACATGTAGTCCCTCTGCAACGGCATCAACATATTGCTTAGTTGCCGCTTCAAGAGCACTCTGTGGATCTGCATTAAGTGTTACAGTTCCTGGGAATACTACTGCGCTTGGAAGAGATAAAGTAATGTCACCAGTAGTTGAACTTACTGCAATCTGGCTTGATGTTCCACTAACGCTAGAAACACCAGCAGTGATATTAATTGATCCACCAAGAGCGGTTGCAGTTCCATTAATTGTAATGCTTGAATTTTGAAGCATTGCATTTGTAACAGTTCCAGAATCACCTGTTGTAATTACTGTACCAGTTACATCTGGAAGAGTGATTGTTCTATCTGCAGTAGGATTTGTGACTGTAAGAGTGGTCTCGTTTGCGTCTGCGGAAGATCCTTCAAACACAATGCTTGAGTCAGAAAGAGCCAGTCCTGAAACTACTGGAGATGTAAGAGTCTTATTTGTAAGTGTTTGTGTTCCAGATGTTGTTGCTACTGTTGAGTCAATTGCTACTGTTACCGCTGAAGATCCATCATAAGATGTTCCTGAAAGGCCAGTGCCAATTGTAAGAGCATTTGGATTTACTGCAGTAATTGTCTGGCTTCCACCAAGAGAAATTGATGCACCATTTACTGTTATTGAAGAGTTTGAAAGTTTATCGTTTGCAATTGAACCTGCAAGCATTGTATTTGTTACAGAACCAGTATCGCCAGTCGTAACGACAGTTCCAGTAACTGCTGGGAATGTAATTGTTCCGCTTGCAGTGCTTTGTGCCAAAAGTTGTGTGTGTCCAGTTGTTGAACCATTTAGGTTAAGACCAGAGTTAACAAATAGGCTAGAAATTGTTGGGGTATTATTAAGAATAACTGTACTTCCAGAGCCAGAATATGAATTAATTGTATTATTCTGAATTTGGAATGTGTTTCCTGTATCACCTGTATCAAAAGTTTTGTTTGTAAATGTATCTGTTGTAGCCTTACCTACAAGAGTATCTGTTGCATTTGGAAGAGTTACTGTAACATCTTGTGTTGGTTCTGGTGCAAGAAGTGTTAACTCAAAATCATCTGGTGTATTTCCTTCAAAGATGATTCTATCTGCAAATGTTGGGGTTGTTGATACTGTAGCAGTAATTTTTCCTGATGTATCATTGTAACTAAATGAAATTCCGCTTTGAGCGCCATCAAACATGGCCGCCGTAGTGTCTTGCAAGAATTCTGTGCTCGCTTCTGTAAGAACATTAGAGCCATTAACAGTAGCAGATGATCCTTCTACTACCAGGCCGTTCTTGATGCGAAAGGCTTTGTCGACTGTTGCCATTCTTTATCTCCTTGTGGGTCTATGCCTTCAAACCAGTGCGGTAATACCGTATGGTCATCGGCGTTAGTGTTGGTGTCACCGTCATGCTAATTGTACCAGAATTTAAACTAGCAGTTATATTTCCTACATTACTACCAGTATTTGCT